CTATTTTGAGTGTCATTTCCAATATTTGAGTCTGTAATTGCTGCAAATTTCTGTCCTGCTTGCACTACAAAACCTAAAAGGTTGTACAAAGTAACAGACGGCTCTGAAAATGGTAGTGGAAAGAACTGATCTCTTATATTACCACCTGGTGCATCAACATCTCTAAACTCTCCAGGTTGCATTGGCTGGTCATCATCCCTAACTCTTATGCCTCTAGACTTAAAACCCGCTGGTAAATTTTTCAAAGTTCCAGCATCAATCAATTGTCTTAAAGATTGTGTAGCCGCTTGCGATAATCCACCTATCATATGGGTTAGACCAAAACCATAAAAACCTAATCCAGGTAAAAATTTAAAGTGAACAAAATATTCTATTCGTGCATAACTCAAATCGTCAGGTCTGTAGTTTCTATATATAGATAAAATTTCTCCACTACCTTCATCTATTGTGACAATATACGGAATCTTAATTTTTTTTGCTTTGTTATCAAATTTTTCATAGTCATCTAAATTTAAATCTACATGCATTTCTAAAATTGTATGTAGATAATCATCACCAGTTCTTTTTACTCCCTCTATCTCATTAATTTTCTTTTGTAAGTTATCAGGTTCTGTATTTGATTCCGATAATTCTATATCTCTATAGAATCCTGCCGCTTGTTTTTTGATGACCTCATTTTTTGTCATTTTGATAACATGAGTTATCCTCTCACAATCTTTTAAATCTGAAGCATAATATGGAACCACAATTTCTTCTGCTGGAATAAATTTAGATACTGGTCTTCCTAGCAAAGCATCGTAATAAACCTTTTTAAATGTGCTGCCTGATAAAGGAAGATAAAATAACATTTGATCCATGTCAGTTGTGTACTCCTCCATCTCTTCCATTAAAAGGTAGTTCATATATTCTTTGACTCTTTCTGCTTGCGCTTCAATTTGTGGAGTTTGTAACCCAACAACTTGAGTTCTTACTGGGCCATCAGATGGTACAAGTTCTTTATAGGCTTGTGCTTGAAACTGCGTTGTAGCCTCTGCAAGCATTGGATGAGTTACGTTTGATGCGCCTTTAAATGGTCTTGTTACACTTGTGTATTTTGTACCTAATAAGTCTAAACCTTTTATGTATGCATCTTCCCATTCTTTTCTTGATAATTTATCTTTTTTATATTCTTGGGAAAGTTCTGATGCCATGGAGGATAATGTTCTTTCATCCATGTCTTCTGCTAAATTTGCATTAAAATCGTCAACTGGTTGCTCTACTACCTCTTCTTCTCCTTCAACAGAAACGTCAATTGGTAAACCGTCTGGTTGTTCTTGGACTTCTTCAGTTACTCTTGCATCCTCTTCAATAATTTCGTTATTCTTCTCTATCGCCATGATTGATTATACCTTTTAGTTTTAAATATATCTACTACAAGTCCTCCAGTGGATCTGTAAGTTTTTTGAGTTTGTCTCATGAGTGGGGACACTTTAATCGCAAAAGCATCAAAATACAACCTTGGATCATTTTCTAAAATTAGTTTGTAGCCCTTTTTAGGATCCTTTACTGCATCATCGTGAAAAGTATTATCTATTTTTTTTCCTTTAAGCTTGTGAGTTTCTGGATATTTGAAAGCATCTGTCTCGATTTTTTTGTAAGGTAACTTTGGATCTGATAAAGATATCTTAGTAGGCCCTGATTTAGATCCATAAAAATTAGCTAATTTTCTCATGAGTTCTGGCATGACAGCTTTACCTCTTTTATCTATCCCTTTACCATCAGCATACCCATAAAATCTTTCGTTTCCTTTTTTATACCCTTGTCTAAAACTTAATTTATCAAACGGGGCAACGGCTACATAATCAACACCCTCTCTTGCTGCTTTTTGTGTTAAGTATTTAAGCGCATGGTCTCCATATGCATCTGCCTCTACTAATGGAAAATAATTATATCTTTCTTGATTACCCATATTTCTTCTTTGAAATGTTTGATTCAACTTTCTTTGAATGTCCCTTAATTCATTTGAAAGAGCTTGAACTTTATTCGGTTGTCTATTAGCTAAGGCTTCATCCATTTGTTTCATTAATTTTGATCTGTTGTTGGCTAGTAAATTTATTTCAATATCAGCTTGAAAAGGATTTGTTCTTCTCTCTCCAGACAATTGTTGTGCTTTTGATAAACCTTTTGCTACACTTTGGTTTACATCAGATTGTATTTCATTAATCATAAATACTTTTTTACCATCTGGAGTAAATCTTGTATCGTATCTCACGTGATAGATATTATTTGTTTCTTGTGGCAACGCATCACCAAAATGGCCTCCTCTATTAAAACGACTTGTGTTAGATTGTATTGGATCATCTAAGACCATAATTGTTTCTCTGTAATCTTTGCCTCCTTGCAAAGTATAACTTGTCTCTTTTCCATAATAGGTTTTTGTTTTTTGCATTGGTGCTACAGTCTCACTTACTTCTCCCAAAATTTTATTCATAAGTTTTCTGTCACCTATGTCTATTCCAGGAAGATTTCGTACTCTTTTTAACTCATCACTAAATTGATTAAATGATGCTCTTCCTACATCATTTTTTAAACCTCTTAAATTATAAATCACTTCACCTAGCTCACCTGCTATATCATCTCCATCAATAGTTGATTGATTAGCATATTTTTTTGATAATGAGTTTAATGTGTCGTCAGCATTTTTAACAACAGTTTCAAATCTCTCCGTAACTCCTTTTGGCATACCAAGTTCAACAGGTCTTAGTCTATTTACTGGATTTAATTTTATCATTGCACCAAGTTCATTACCATCTAATTTAAGACCAAATTTTTTTGCTGCAAAAAGTAAGCCTCCTGTTAGATCTCCCGATTCATTAAATATAGCTAAGTTAGAATCAAATAATTCTTCTTTGTTGATGACAACTTCTTTCCCTTGAAAAGGGCCTCTATCATATTTAAATTTTTTTGGCTCTCTAACAGTTTTTGATGCAGGTTTACCAAATATTTTGAAATTTACTTTTCTTGTAGATGTTAAATGATCTATCCATTCATCTGCAGAAAATCTTCCTGCACCTTTTTTCATTATCCAATCATAAGTAGATGAACCAAAAGCAGGGGCAGTGTCATCGCCCATGTGAAGTGATTTTGTTTTTTTTAAAACAACAGGTGGGTTACGAACTTCCTGTAAAGCTAATTCTTTTCCGGTGTCCTGTGATGCTTTACCTTCGTAAGTGAGAAGCTTTTGTTCTTTTCCGGTGGCCGGTGACGGTTGTGGTTTTTTACCTAATACCTTACGACCAATCCCTAATAACAGATTCTTAAGGGACATCGTCCCTCCTAATATAATTTAGTAGGCTTGTTTTTACCTAGTTTGCATTTTGCTTTTACAGATTTACCTGATTTATATCCCATAGGTTTCATCATTCCGCCGCCCATATAACTCATAGGTTTATTCATCATACCACCACCCATTCTTCCTTGAGCTTTGAGTTTTGCTGTAGCAGCGGCCAATCCACCACCCATTTTTTTATTTTCTTTTTTCTCTTGCAATTTCTTTTTTAACAACTGGGATGCAGCAACTCCTAATGCTCCAACACCCAAAGCTAATTTACCAAACTTTGTAGCTTTTGCGACTGAACCAAGTCCAGCAAGTTCTTTTCTTCTTTTGTTAAAATTTGATGCAGACTCACCAGGTTTAAAACCTTTTGATTCTCTCATAGCATCCATAGATGTAAACTTACCCGTCTTCTTATCTATTTTACCTTGTTCTACTGCTTTCATTTTTTCATCAAAAGACATACCTCTTTTTGCTCCAAAAACTTTTTTCTTTTTTGATTTTTCAGCTTTTAGAATTTTAAAATCTTCTGCATCAATTCTATTATTTTTGTTTTTATCTATTTTCTTTTGGTTGCCTTTTAACATAGCTACTCCTAATAATATTTATATTCCTTTTCTAATTTTATTGGTGGGTCATCCCAATCATCAGAATAGGTACTTACAAATCCACCTTGCCGATATCTTAACACAGCTTGGGTCATGCTGTCTACATAGTCATCATACTGACCATTAGGAAACG